AACATTTATGGGTTGACGAATGTATGGTTATTTATTCGCATCAATACGGCGTAGATACAGATACTTTTAGCGATCTAGAGGAATACCGAGGTTTATATCAAAGCGCTAGATCAATTTATTTCCACCAACAAAACAAAATCTACGGTTTTTAAAATGAGCTATTACAACACTATTGAAGAAGTAGGCTCCGCGCTTACTGAATCGAATAAGAAAACAAGGAAACAAGAGGATCTTATTTTTGCTCTATTTCAAAAGAGGAATGAGCCTTTAAGTCCTTCAATGGTATTAAGTCAGTCAGGTTTAAATTGTCCGATTACTTCGATCAGGCGTGCAATAACTGATTTAACTAATTCAGGCCGTATTGTTAAAACTGATCGTCAGGTGAAGGGTATGTATGGCAAGGCAGAACATTTATGGGAACTGCCAGATCTAAAGGAACCAAAACCAGTATCCTTATTTAATACGCATACGCAGGCTTGACAAAGGGTTGACCCATTGGCACTATCAAATTAATGAAACAAAAACAATGCACGAACTTACAAAAGCCATTTTCCTTTTGGCGATCTCTGCGCCTATTTTGTACGGGGTTAATTCTCTTACCTCTAGCCTTAATAATTTTGACGATTCGTCGATTTTTGTTGTTAGTTCAGAAGCTATTTCTACGCAGGCCTATGATCAAGGAACCGATTCATTTCATCAGGTCAGAATCAGTGGAACAAATCGATGAGTGGAACAATTACGACGAGGAAAAAAAAACTCAAGAATGGTTAGCCGCTTTTGACGACGATCAAATTTTAGAAAATGCTCGATACGTGGCTGAATACAATTACCACCTTCCAAACGAGCAAAACAACGAAGAAAACAACCTAACTAAATACCCTGACGTTGATTACGATGATGCAATTCAGTAGCGAAGTCTTAAATAGCCCTGATCTTATCCTTGCTGAACTAGCAAAGATTAAAAGAGAAATCAGAACACTTACAGCCGCCGAGTCTGTTCTTAAAGATGAATTAGAAGAGCATAGAAAAGACGGACGTATTAAAGGTATTTTTGAATCGTTTGGAGTTATTGCAAAAAGGGCAAGGCGTGAGGGTAAGTGGAATTATTCGGATCGATTAGAAAAATTGGAAGTAGATATGAAAACTGATCTAGACGAACAGAAAACAATAGAAAGGGAAGACGGCAAGGCAAGACAAAACGAACCTACTTTTTATTGGACAATTCGGAACAAGTCAAAAGATGAATAGACAAGAAAAAATACAGGCAGCGGAGCGCAGGATTTCCGAGCTAAAAAAATTAATTAAAGAATGGAGGAAAGATGAAAATAATTAGTGTTGATGTTGTTGGTGTACCTGTCGCGCAGGGGAGTTTAAAACGTACTGCCTTTGGAGTTATTCATAGCAATGACAAACAGTTGAAAGCTTGGCGCCAAGACGTAATGCAAGAATTGATTTTAGCCAAGCCTAAAGATTGGGACATAGACGGGGCGTTTTCAGTTAGTTGTGAATTTCGCTTTATGCGGCCTAAATCCCACTATTCGACAAAAGGAAACGGAACACTAAGGCCATCAGCGCCAAAGTATAAAACAACTAAAACAGATGTTGATAAAAATCTAAGGGCAGTTTTTGACAGTATTGAGCAATCAGGATTAGCAAGAAATGACAGCCAAATTGTTCACGCTATTTGTAGTAAGCGATATTGCGATACAGATGAAAGTCCGGGGGCATCTATCACGCTAAGCAGTCAGCCCTAAATATTACTAATTGCTAACGATACGTAGTAAAGGGTCAACCCCTGATGTATATTAAAGAAGTCGAGAGACATCCAATTCAAAGAGTTTTAAATGACTTCTTCTTCACTTTCTCAAATGCCATATCATCCTCTACTTAAAGAGGCGAAGCAAATGAGAGAAAGCTTAAACCAGACAAAAGGATTACAAGCCAAGTTAAACCGCCAAGAAAAAGCAACTACATTTTTGTTTTACGCCTTTGCGATTTCTCTTTCAGCCGCCTTTATTTTCTAACCACCGCGCCCCCTTTCTCTAGGGGGTTTTTTATTCCTTCGCTTTTATATCAATGACTAATAAATTAACTTATGCAGAGCAAGAAATGTGGTTGGAAAAATTTCGCATTGCAATAAAAGAACTTGATCGTTATTTAAAACATGGCGCAAAATGTGAATGGAGTAGTAGTTATGTTGATGAGTTTTTAAACTGGGAAATTTTTAAATTACTTAATGAATATTGTGAAAAGGCGAACGCTATCACAGAGAAAGAATCTCGTATTGGATGGTTTACAGGTAGTGACGAATGGCAAAAAAAATATGGAACAGGTAGAGACAATGACGAGAAAGTCAAAGGAATAGTCAAAAGAACTATATTAAGAAGAGAAGAAGAGGTAAAGGAATTAATTTACAGTTTTTCGACTGAAGAAAGAAAAGCCTTTTTAAAAGATAAAATCTTGCAATCTAAATACGCCCAAGTAGTTCTAAATGATTTCTCGGATGAAGATAAGAATCAATTATTAGGTAAAAAAATAGATGGATCGTAATCAACCAACGTCGGGGAGCCTGCAATAAAACACCCGCTGCAACGGGAAATACAAGGCACGTAATTGGCGTGATCCATCCCCCGACATTTAATTGTTACGATTTTGTTAATATGTCTCCATAGGGGTCAACCCATTACTATGATAGAGAAGTAAACAAAGAGGAGACTCTTCCAATGGCTAAAAGATTCGTAACTGTCACTACTCCAGACGGCACAGTTTTAAAAAGACAAACCGCTAGAGAATACAGCCACGTAATTGTCAGAGAAAAAAAAGGCGAATTAGGAATCGCTATCTCTGGTAATCAAATCGCTAGATGGGATGCTTTTACTTGGATCGGACGGCCTGACTTTGTAGCCGCTAGAATCAAAAGCGAACTAGGAGTAACAGGAACTACACAGCCCGGACTAATCAAGGAATACGACACTTGCTCCTACTACTTGATTGAAACCGACAAGTAAGCCACCCGGCCCCGAAAGGGGTCTTTTTTTTTGCCTATTAATATTGTGGGCCAGCCAACCTTTCTCACTGGTGATGGGGAACACTCCAACTGCTGACCCAATCCAAAAGTATCTGTAATATTTCAATATGCAAGCGTATTAAGTATTATGCGGCGTTTATTGAATTGGTTAGGTTCAGGCTTCGTTTATCGCAGTCCTACGGATCGTGTAGAGGCATGGCGGCGTAATGCGATGTATATGTCTAGTCGTCAGCTAAGGGACTTATCGGGTATATCCGCGCACTATTCAAAGGCAGTAATAATAAGTAGATACATCAATGATGAAATGTCACATCTTAAGTAGAATAAATTTGTTGTTTACCCCCTTCGCAAGTATTAGCATTTTGGTTATTGGATAGCTATTAAACCCTTAGAGTTGTAGAGGACGCTAGGGGTTTTTTAGTGTCTACCTATTACGCCAATTCTTGTTTCTAGGAGGCTCTAACCGCGCTTGTTCCTTTTCTATAGCGTTTAGTCGATGAAAGATTTCTCTTATGTCTGATTGGCGTTTAGAGGATCTATTAGCTAAGACCATCAGGAGGGCGCTAACCATTGCACCAATTAACGCAGCATAAATTTCTGTCATCTGTTACCTAGCAATTTGTTCCACTTATTTCTAATTTGTAGTTCATTCCATAATCCTGTGAACGTGCCTGTATGTGGATGATTAGGTGAATCGCGTTGATCAAGCCAATACATATCTTCGCAAAGTTTTGCTCTGGCTGCGTTCTCCCAAATGGACAAGGGTTGACTCATTTCTACAAGGCATTAGCTTGGTTATATTAATATGTCTGCGTAGCAAGTAAACGCCTATGACTGAACAAGTATTAAAAGACCAAGTAGAAAAGAAGAAAGGCCCGTTAGGAAAACTTAAAGACGCGCTAATCCCAGATCAGGAGGAAAGCGCTGCAATTATTAGCACCTTTGTAAGAATAACGGTCTTGGCTTGGTCAGGGGCAATCCTCACATTAAATTACGTTGCCATTCCGGGCATACCTCAACAGAAAATAGATCCGACCTTTATAGCTTCAGTTTTTACAGGAGTTTTAAGTTCTCTAGGGATTCAAACAGCATCAAAAAAAGGTGATGGAACATATAAAGCCGATGAGGAAAAACGTAGACAAGACGCGCAATTCGGAAATGTTCAAACAATACGCGTAGAGACTCCGATCAAGTTAGTTCCTCAAGAACCGAAAATAGATAAAATTTCTGGTAAGGAAATAGACCCACAAACAGGCCGCCTTATCACATGAAACGACTCCTAATCCCCTTTCTCTTTCTGGCTGCTAGTCCTTGTTATGCAGATCTTAGTCACAGCATCACTAAATCAACTTCTTTAACAGTTGGAGCCGCAGCATCTCACGCAAAACGTATAGGGACATCGTTCGCGATTTCTGGGTCAGGTGTCGATACAACCGATGGCACGACCGCTAATACTGTTAGTGCTGGCACAGTTAGCTCAGGGATTTACACGCCGGGAGCTATTGCCGCTACTCAGGACGTTCCGGGCGCAGCATTCAGTTTCAGTGCTTCGCTAACTACAGGAGATGTTGTCCCAACTAGCGCAGTCACCACAGGGGCCACACCTAACTTCTCAGATGTTGTGACCACAGCAGGGGGAACCGCTGGCTCATTGGCTGGAACAATCACAGACACCGCTATAACTTTGACGGCTGGAGGCCATAACACAACCGCAGTAGGACAGATAATTAATGAAATTAAAGTCGATTAAGATTGCACTTCTATTTATTATTTTTGCCCCACAAGTTAGGGCTGAGAAAATAGTGCCAAATTTTCAGCAGGGAGTTTTAAATAATCACACCGAAACTAAGACAATTTTGAAACGCGACTTGACCGTTTTTGAATTTAGGAATGGATATGAGCTGACAGTGGGGGGTGTAAATGTAAAACCATCAACAAATAATATTGCGCCTTCAGGGTTTGTTAAAACAGCAGGGACAGTATCAGGAACAGCTACTACTTATGTCATGCCTGATTTATCAACTAAGCCTGCATATTCAATTGTTAATGACGGTGCATCTTTTAGCTATTACGAAACATTAGAAACACCGGGGGTTAAATCTATGACAAAAATAATTGAGGAGCAAACGATAGAAAGTATCAGCGACAGCACAAGTACGTTTCAATGAAGCATCTATATTTAGCTCTCTTATTTATTACTTCACCTGTTAAATCCTTCGCGCAAAGTATTAATACAAGCTCACAATCTACAGGTTCCGTTGTTAACCAAGCCGTACAAGTAGTCCCCTCAAGGCAGTTCCAGTACCAGTTAGGGGCTAATCAAGTTTGCCAAGGAGCAACATTAAATATATCGCCATTTCTAAGTGGTACTAATAGTTTTGGAGCACCGTATCAACCTTATTATTCTAGACCTGTTTATTCTACAAAAGATATAGTAGGTGCAATTGACGCTGATGGTAATGATATAGGAGATGGCGAACCAGATGAACCAACAAAGATAATTAGAACGGAACAAGTGCGAACAGGGATGCAGGAATCAAACACCTCGCTCAATGCTGGTATAACTGCTACATTCAGTATCCCCTTATCTTTTAAGTATCAAAAAATGTGTAGGCGTGGGATGGAAAGACAAGTCGAATTATATGAAGCATCTCTAGCTTCTAAACGGTTGAACTATGAAATGTCTAGATTAGCTACCTGCGGAAAACATATTAGAGAAGGTACTATTTTTGTTGGAGAAATGGCAAAGATATGTGCAGATGTAAAAGTAGTTTCGCCTCCTAATGTTGAACATACCCACGCTATTTCTTCCGATCTCTCTGTAACTTCCGACGCTCAAAAGTAGATAATACTTTTTGTTTTTTACCAATCATTTTTTTTACTTTAGCTATTAATTTTTTAAATATTGGCTTCAATGCTTTGGTCAGAATAGGAGCTAAAAGAGTTGCACTTGTAGCCACTAATGTAATTCCAAATGTGGTTGCAGCTACAGAGGGACTTGGTAAATATTTATCTGCAATATTAGTTGACCCCCATATCTCAAGGCACTTATCACCGACCAGCTCGAACCCGATCACCTTTTCTTTTGCCTTTGCATTTCTTATATCCCCTAACCGATACTGTTGATCTTTTGCAGGACATTCAATTTCTTTTTCTCCTAGATCAGAAAGCTTAAAGTCAGTATCAGTATCATCATTATTATTCTTCTTTTCCTCTGTTTTCTTTTCGTCTTCTGATGGGTTAGGCGTTGGTGTTTTTGGTAGCCGCTGCATTTTTACAGGGTTATATCTCATCGGTTCAAAGAACGGAAAGATAAAATCAAATGATGGACGTTCTACGTTTAATGTTCTTGTTACTTGTGGAGTAGTCGGAAGACTATTGATTTTCGGTATTCCAACTTTTTCAACTTCTATCTTTTCAATCTTCACTAGCAATCTACAAAATCGGAAGCTATATCTTTCCCAATCTGTGAAGCTTTCCTTTGTGCTACTGAATTAGCTAACCAACCAACTACGGGCAAACCAGAAAGGAAACCAGATGCAGGCGTAGATGAAATTAACGCGCCGCCAACTATCTCTCCCTGCGATTCCGCTGACCCTTTATTCTTGATGCACTGTAAGTATGCAGAAGTTAATTTTGCGTTATCTACAGGATGATGAGCAATGTATTCTTTTCTTGTGTAGTTAGTTTTATTATTCCAGCCTGTTTTCTCTGTACTGTGCAAAGTTGTACGAGGAGAATGCATATTATGTGTGACAAGAATTTCTAAATCACCAGACTCAGAACGCTTGTACTTCATTTGACTTGCCGAGTTCTCAGTTGTTTGTAGTCTTGCAAGGTCAGGTATTTTATCGCTACTTGCATTTGATAAAAGGGTCAAGGAAAGAAAAGATTGCCCTATTAATCCAAGACCTAACAAGCCGGGTAAGAAATTTTCTTTCATTACTTAAACGGTAATGCTGGCCCCGTCTTGCCGGGCATCTTTGGCATTTGACCTTGTATGTTTTCGATTACTTGATCTTGAATCGTAAAAAGCATATTGTTTACAAACTTTGTTCGTTGTGAGAAAACAAAAGCCCCGCCACCAATGAGGCCAATCAAGACCCCAGTGTTTACGAATGTAAGTATTCTGATCATTCTTTTACAATCCCTGCCTGCGAATCAACCTCATCTAATATTTCTTTTTGTATTTGATTAATTCTTTCGTTCTTAGGGTTTAGTTTTTCCTCTGCTTCTTTTTTTATTGCGTTAATTTGCGCGTCTGCTTCTTTTACAATTTCATTTGCTTCTTTTACTAAACCTTCTCTTTCTAGTGCTAATTGCGTTAGGTCAGCCATTGTTTTGTAATTACTACGTCTAAGTATAGAGTCAACCCCCAATATGTCAAAGTAGCAATTCTATCCCTGACCTGTTCTGCCAGCACTATTACGCATGAGCGTAGTAGATAAATTTATCACCATTTTGATTAATAGAGGCATTACTGCTTACTGTAAAACCAGTTGAGGTTGGAGCACCATAATCAGTAGAAGTATATTCAGCAGAACTGCTATTAAGTTTTAAAAGCTTATCATTACCAGAACCCCATCCTCTTGTTGTATCAAAGGTCAACCAACCATAGGTGTCATCAATATTTTTTATTATTACAAATCGAGGTTGAAAGCCAACTGTTATTTCAAGACCAGAAGTTTCATTCCCTGTATAGCTACCAACCTTGCTGATGCCGTCAACGCTGGCGAAGAGCATGGCTATGAAATCATTACCACTAGCATTAATAGCGTTAATTGAACCAAGAGTGATATGGGTTGACGTAGGTGCAGTGGAATTTAAATAAGTACTGCTACTACCTTCTGCATCAGAAGTATTTAATCGAAGGAAATAGTCTTCTGGGTTTGTTCCTCCGTTAAGTCCCTTGTGATAACACATCCAGTTATGACTTGAACTACTCCTATTCTTCAACCACAGCATCTCAACCGTTTTATTCATATCATGGGCGATTTGACGACCTGCAACTCCATCGCCTTCCCATGTACAGACTGTAAACCCAGCGTGGCGTTTAAACATCCAACACATATAATTACTAATTCCACTAGCGTTAGTATGCCAACCGTTCATATAGTCATACTTCCAACCGTTAGGATCTATATTTGTTTCTGCTCCAGTTGTATTTAGATAAACTTGTTTTGATCCTATAAGTCTTGCACCTGTTTCCCAGTTCCAGGTACTATTTA